GGGGGGGGGTCTGGTCTGGGCGCGCGGCGCGCGTCAGAGTCTGGCTACGAGCTGCAAGCGCTGGGCTTGTCTGGCTCTGTGGTCTTCACTGGCGAAATTGGCGGCGGCCGGTTCTTCGTCTTGGCCGTCGTCGGGATCTGCGGCGGGCTGGCGATCGGATGGATCGGTCTGGGGCGCATTGAGATAGGCACTCAGATTCCATTGGCGATTGGCTGCCGCACTCGGGGAGGGGGCTTCCAGAATGCTATCGATGAAGCCATGCTCCAGCGCCTGCTCGGCATTGAACCAAGTTTCGGCTTTGCACCATTCCACAATCTGATCGCGCGGCTGACCGGTGCGGCCCATGTAACGCTCATACATCGATTCGTCGCAATTGCGCAGCAGGTCCACCACCTTGGACAGTTCGTCGTCGTTGCCAATCGCCATCGTCCACGTTTTGTGAATCATGTACTTCGATCCGGACGTGGCCACCACTTCATCGCAAGCGCAGGCGATTGAGGTCGCCGCGCTGGCGGCGTAGCCTTCGATCTGCATGGTGATGTGGGCCGGGTGTTCGCGCAGCGCCTGGCAGATGGCCTCAGAGGCAAACACGTCTCCGCCGGGGCAGTTGGTGTAGAGCCGGATGTTTTCGGTCTTCAACTGGCGCAGTGCGGGCACGAAGTCCTGCGGGCAGATGCCGCCCCACCATTCGGCGGTGACGCGGTCGCCGACAATCGGGTCATACAGGTAAATGGCGGTTTCGCCATTGTCCTGCGCGACAATCTTGCTCTTCACCGGCTCAAACGGCCGGCGGTTCTGCGCCAGCAGCTGGAGCAGTCGGTTGCGCATTGGAGCCTCCATTCCGTTGCAGGTTTTCGTTTGCCGGCAGGTTTTCCAGCCGGCGAATCTCGTTATGGTCCATGAAGGGCATCTCGCCGGCGCGGCCCAGCGCAATGCGGTAGGCCTCGTAGCGAGACTTCAGATCGCCCCGCTCAAGAGCGGCGGTGATGTGCTCGACGTAATGCTTTTCACGGACCGGCCAAAGTTTGCGGTTCAGCTCCTGAGCAATCGGCGTCAGGTGCCGTTGCAGCGTGTAGCGGACGAAGCCGATCCCCATGTTTTCCACGCCGGAACCCCAGCTGGTTGTTTTGTCCGTATGGCCAACTAAATGGGGCGGAACACCCAGAATTCGGCAGATTTCCTCCACGGTGAATAGCCGGGTAGCTAAGATTTCGGCATCTTTGCTATTGACCGAGAGCTGAGCCGGCGTCAGCCCGCCGTCCAAAATCAGCGGGCCGCGGCCACCGTTTTGCAGCCGCGCCAGCAGGCTGGCGCGCAGCGCGTTGAGTTGGTCCGTTTTCAGTTTGCTGTCGGTTTTCAACGCATAGTCGAACTGGGCGCCGTCCGAGAAAAAGCGACCGGTGTAGCGTTGGCCGGCCAGCGCCGTGCCGATGGCCTCGCGTGCGGCGTAGGTAATAGGGCTGGGGCTGATCAGCCCGTCAAATCCCAGGCTGGGCAAATGCAAGATATCGGCGCTATCCAGCACCTGGGACGGCTCGCCGTGAGGATTGATGCGATACAGTACACGTCCATCCTTCTTGAACGGCTGAACCGAAAGAGGGTGCAGCGGCTCCCACCCAATCACCCGATTACTGACCGGGCTTGGGCGTATCCACCTGGCGAAGCCGTCCCCGTAGAACAACTTGGCGCTGATCACATATTCCCAAGCGGCGGCGGAAGTCCAGTTCTCGCTGGCCTGCTCGTTGAACAGGAACCAGTAAGGGTGATCGGCCTTGCTCGGTCCATTTTCGGTTCGTTGGTAGATGCCTACCGGCAAGGTGGCGATGGCGCCAGCAATCAGCGACACGCAGCCATATACGGCGGACACCCGCAGCGCAGTATCGCGGGTGACTTGCTCCCCCGATGAACTTCGCGTGTTTGCGCCCAACAAGCTGGCCAGCTCGGAAAATGTCGTGCCGCTGCTGGTGATCTCGTTCTCACCGAGGTTTGCCAGCCCAGCTCGCTCCGCGGCGCCCTCACGGGAGGCGATCCAGTCGGCCAGCACACGAGATCCATACTCGCCGGTATTTACTGTGATGTTGGTCGTGTTCATAGGGTGTAGATACCAGGTCCGCCGCGAGCCTCAGGATTGAGCGCCATCAGCTGGACAGCGTTGAAAAGGGCCATCAGCGGATCGATCTTTGCCGTTCCGCTGGCCGCCTTGGTGATCAGCATGGCGTTGCCGCGCGGTTCGGCCCGTGCGTTGCTGACGCACCATGCCATCATTGGCGATCCGTCATGTTCAAGGACGCCTTCAGCGAGTTTGCGCTCGGTGGTTTTTATGGCGCCGGTCAGCTTCCAGCCTTGGCTGATGCCGATGATTTTCTCCTGGTCCACCTCGGCAGAGACCAGCGCATCCAGTACCGCGCCGATGCCAGCGGGATCAAGGCCGGCTTTGTCTAGTAAGTCGTATTCCTCAATCTGCGCGACATAACCCGCCAGTTGCTCCACGTCCTCCCCAATCCGATTAACCAGCGTCAAGTTGCCGGCACGCGCAAAATCTTGGAGGACGGAGGCAATTTCCTTGCGTCGCTCAAGAACAGAGGGGTGCGCCCAGGCGTGCATCCACCCCAGCCATTTGCCGGTGTCGCCATCGCGGCCGACCGCGGCGAACCCGAGCAAATCGTCTAGTCCGCCGCCATCAACACCAACGGTGATCACCTCGCTGCGCTCGATGAGCTGTTCCAGGGTCAACCCGGGGCGAGCCTGAGGCAGCCAGAAATCAACGCCGGCCCAGCGGTCCATCCGCAGCGCCAGGCCAATTTCCACATTCAGGTGCTTGGCCAGGATCTGCTGGAAGGTGCCGTCGGTCTTGTGCGAGTTTTTGCGGAGCTGATCCTCCAGCCATTCACCGCTGACAGATCGGCCCAGGTTCGGGTTGGTGATGTGGAAGTTTTCGGGCTTCAGGTAGCCCTTGTCCTTCAAAATGTGGTCCGGGAACTCGTACAGCACGCCCAGCGAACGGCGATCCGTTATTTTTCCGTCCCGCACATCCCGAAAGTACTGCAGCTTGTCGCGGAACACGCCGGCCGGCGGCTCGTCGCTCTGGGTAGTCAGAATGATGACCCAGCCTTCTTCGCGCGATATCTGTCCGCCGAGCGCTTCAATAAACATCGCCTCAGCGTTGGCGCGCTTACCGAACAACCAGTGCTCATCGATCAAGATGCGGCCAGACTTTTTGCCGGATACGGTGTCGGTGTCCGCTGCCACCACCTTCATGGATGCGCGCGTCACCCGATGGGTGATGGTGCGTAGGTGGTCTTGAACGTGGAAGAGGGCGGACAGCTCTTCATCCGCCCGCACCATGCCCGCCGCGGGCTTGAACGAGTTGTCGGCAACCTCCTTGGTTGGCGCCAGAATCAAGTGCTCTTCATCCGTTCGCCAGCACAGAATGACTGCCGTCAGCATGATGCCGGCGGCGATGGTCGACTTCGTGTTCTTCTTGCTGATCAGCAAAAAGAACTCGCGGATCAACTGCTTTCCGGTCTCGGCATCGTAGGCGCCGAAGATGGCGGATACGAAGTCGAATACCCACTGGTCCGAGCATTCTCCAAAAGTCGGCTGGCCCGGCAGGTCCACCACCTTCAGTGCCTTGAATATCTCCAGCGCCTGCGCGGCAGTGTCCGGGAAAATCGGTGGCGGAATAATGGACTGCCGGTTGGTCAGCCGATCCGCCCAGTCCGGGCAGCTGGTTGTCCATTCGGGTGCGCCCATTATTTACCTACGATTTTCAGTGGTGGAGGAGGCGGCGCCGAGAACCGGCCGCCCACTTTCTGGGCGGCGTCTTGCTTCTCTTCCTTCTTGCCGCCTTCGCCCAGCTTCTTATGCGTGAATGGCAGCATCGCCTTGGCCGCATCGATGCGCAGTCGCGGCTCTAGCTCGGGGTCGTTCATGGCGGCCTTCAGGAAGACCAGCGGGTCGCTGTGCTGCAGTGCCTTGCCAAGGTCGAACGATGGGGCGGATGCCGGAGGAGGCGCGCCGCTCTCGGCGGCCTTCCGGCACTTTCCAAGGTACTCGGCCACATCCGGGTCTTTAACAAGGCGCGACCCTGCCGCCGACGCCGTTTTTTCGCTGTATCCCGCAGCGATTGCCGCGTCCTTATTGGATTTGCCGGCTAACACGGCATCCGCGAACGCCCGTTTGCGTGGTGTTAAAGCCATTAACAAAATCCGTTGAAGGGGGAAAAAATCTGCGCGTGGGGAAGCAGGCGGTCTAGGCCGGCGGCCGGCCAGACTTTGCCCACCCCCCCTTGGTAGAGGGGCGGACTGGTCGCATTGACTCAGGCTGATTCGATCAGGTCGAGCGCCGCTCTTGGCGCTGCTTCTCACTGCTATGGCAGGGCGTGCACAGCGCCTGCCAATTGGTCTTGTCCCAGAACTTAGCCTGGTCGCCTTGGTGTGGCTCGATGTGGTCAACCACCGTTGCCGGCTCCACCATCCCGCGCGCTTGGCACATCACACACAGCGGGTGACTGCGCAGGTAACCCTCTCGCGCCTTCTGCCAGCGGTATCCATACCCGCGCTGTGCGCTGGTCATCTCGCTAGTGCGCCAGCTACCGGCCTGCATCGTTTGAACGCGTGCAGGGTTCAGTGATCCGATTCGGTTGCCCAAGGTCTTAAGCCTTGCCATTCCTACACTCGCACCAGCTCGGGAACTCGGTGTCGCAGGATGACGACGCAGTCATCACGATTAGCGCTGCCAAGATACCGAAACTTAATGGCTGCCTGATCGATCTCGCAGACCTGAGCGGCCCTGCCGGAAGCCATCAGCACATGCTGACCAATCCGCAAGTGGCAGGCATCAAGCAGAGGAGTGGCGTACTTCATGTGCATATAGACTCCACGTGAGTGGCAAAGGCATATAAAATCAAAATGCCATATAAATCTTAAAAAAGGGAAGGCTATGATCGATATTTCAAAAATTTCAAATTTCTCAGACGAAGAGCTTGATCAGCTAATAGAACAACTTGAAGCAAAGCTTGAGACTTTCGGTGAGAAAATTTCTTCTAACAGGGAATTGACTCCAGATGAGTTAGACGAGCTTTGTGATTTATTAAAGGCTTACAAGGTTGCAAAGGATGAGGCGAGGAATCGAATGATCTTGAGCATAAAATCAAGACCGAAGAAATTTATTTAAAACATTTGAAAAGGCCCCTTGCTTTGGCGGAGCCTGTGTTATGACAGCTCTGCCCCAAAGTGGGGGTCTCAGATCTAGGAGCTTGGAAAATGGGCCAGAAAAAGCAAAAGCCCGAACTCTGGACGAAGTTCGGGCTGCTGTAAAAATTGTAGATTCGTAACATCACGCTGTCAAGCGCCGGCTATGTTGGACATGATTCAGAACCTCGATCATGTCGCTTTCCAGCGTCATGTACGCCTTCTTCATCAGCACCTCCAGTTGGGCGATGATCTGTCGTCCGTAGCGGTGAATTGTCATGTGGCTGACGCGGTGGCGATCGCCGATATCGCGGCAGCCTGGCCCCTCGCCAGTTGCCCATTTGCGGATGATGTCCAGATCTGTGCGAAAGCCCCACCGGCAGGGCGTAAGTGTGGTCAGATAAACCATCTCGGTTTCGCGCTGGACGTGCAGCGCCCACAGCACCGCGCGCTGGTCCGGCGGCAGCCTTCCTATCTTTGCCATCACCATCGCGGCCTGGGCCTTCAGGTCAGAGGGGGATAGTCCGTCGAATGCAGCTGACGGCGTTGAGCCATATTTCTGCACCTGAACCATCACCACGGTTTCCATTTGGAACGACCAACCCACCAGACTTTTGACCGACGAAAAATTCATGATTCCCCCGATTATCGTTTTTGTTAGAACTCTTCGACGGACCAGCCGCCACCATCCTTCTTTGCCTTGGGCATCACGGCGATAAACCGGAATGGGTACAGGTCGGCGGCGATCTTGATCTTGGCCCGCGCATCGTCCTGCCAGTAGCCCTTCACCTCGTGCATCTCAATCTGGCCATTGGCGAGCATCACGGCGAAGTCCGGTGTGTAGAACGTGCTGTCAGCCAGCCGCAGCTTGACGCCCTCGAACTTGAACCAGGCCACCTCGCCGGCGAAGCGCCGCTGATCCAAGACTTGGGCGTATGCCGCTTCGGTCTTGTTCATCACACCAGCGGGGAGACGGCCAAGAGCCTGCACGCGCGATTTGCTGCTGGGCTGTTTCTTGAAGTTCAGCATCATTTCCCCTTGGCCTTGTCCGCAGCGTGCTGCTCGCAAGTGTTCTTGAAATCGTCGCTCGGGCCGGCGCCTACGGCCAACATGACGCCATTCGGTGCAAAAGCGCGGTAAAGTGCGCCGGCGGCGGACTCATTGCCCAGGCGCTCAATCCGATACCCGTTCCATTCGAGGGTGTCTTCCTCTGTCCTGATCCACTCGCTCACTTGGCAATCTCCTTTAGCCGGGCCTTGTCGATCACCACCACACCAGCCAACACCAGCAGCTCCAGCGTCTGGACGATGGCGCGGTCCATCTCGCGCCGGCGGTGCTCCAGTGTCCAACGGTTGCCGTTGTCGATTGAGCCGTGGCAGTGGATACAGAGCGCGGCGGTCAGGCAGTCGGGGTTCTTCAGCCCCATGCCCTTGCCTTCGTTACGGTGTGCGACCTGAACGGCCCCGGTGCTACCGCAGCGCACGCACTTGCGGATAGTGCCGACGGCGGACAGCCAATCTTTGTTCTCGCGGAAGTCCTGGCGCCGGCCAGTGCAGAGCGGATCAAAGCCGGGCCGCGGGACAATCTTGGTTGGGCGTGCTGTAGGACTGCTCATCACTCGAAATCCATCAGTTGGCGGTACTTATCCAGGAAGGCCTCAAGCTTTTCCGCGTCTGGTTTGTCGCGAAGGAAGAAATAGTCGACCCCTTCTTCCCGTTCGTAGAGTATTTCTCTCAGCTCTTTGATGGCCGACCACGAGTCCATAAGCCGCTTCTGAGCATTGGCAAACTTACGATCTGCCTCAGCATTGCGTCGCGCGCGCTCTTCATCGATCTCAGTCAGCATTGCTTGGTAGTCTGCGCTGGAAAGCTCGATCCTGATCCCTCCTACCGAAATCAGCATGACGTCTTTGATGCTGGGTTTGATTTTTACCTGGCTCATGCGGCCTCCCTGGCGCGGTAGTCTTCCCAGTCGAACACCAGCACCTCGCAGCCATCCTCTTTCAGGCGGCTGAAGAGGCGCGGGCCAATACAATCCTTGATGCCGTCGCGGTCCAGGTTGCTCAGGAAGATCGTTGGCTTGCGCGCCTCGTAGCGTCCATTCACCACGGCGAACAGCGAGCGGTGTTCCGTTTCCGTGCCAGACTGGATACCCACTTCGTCGATGATCAGCAAGTCGGGGTAGGTGAACAGCCCAATCGTGGCGCTTTCGCTCATAGCGCTGGAGAAGCTTTTCGCCTCCCGGATCCGGCGCGCCATGTCGTCCAGGGTGGTGAAAACGGCGGTGCGCTTGAAGCGGTGCATGATGCGCAGGGCAACGGCGCACGCCAGGTGTGTCTTGCCGGTGCCGATCTCACCCAGGAAGATGGCGCAGCGCCCGGAGTGGCCGGCCTCGAACTCGGCGGCGTAGGCCTCGCAGAATGCGAGGGCGGTCTGCTGTCCCTCGCAATCAGGACGGTAGTTCTTCAGGCCGCGGTCCTGGAAGCGGGGAGGGATGCCAGAATCCCCAATGGCGCGCAGCCAGTCGGTGCGCTTGCGCTCCTCGGCAAACCGGGCATCAATGGCGCGTTGGGCTGCCTCTTCGGCAGTCTTGGCTTCCTCGGCGCACACCGGGCAGCGGGTCCAGACGCGGCCTATCGGGTTCCGGGACTCGAATTCGCCATGGCGCTCGCAGATTTCCTTGCGGGGCGGCTGCCCCTGGCTCAATGCGCCCAGGGCGGCACCAATGTGGGTCAGGTCGCTCATCACAGTTTCCCGCTCTTGCCGTAGTGTTTGGGGAGGGCGTTAGGGCGGCGGTGCGCCGGCTCGGAGTGGTCGCCTTTCACCGGGAACAGCCCCTGCCAGGAATTGAACACCGACTGCTCCAGCACGGCGCGGGGGTCGTGGCCCTCGGCCCGGAGCGACACCAGCTTGTCCACAGCGAGGCGGGCAGCATGGTCGGTCATCGGCTTGCGGAGTTTCTTGCGCATCGCGACGAATGCGGTCCAGGCATCCACCGGTAGCCAGGAGGGGAACTCTTGCGCGGTATTGGTGGTTAATTGACTGTTGCTTTTGGTTCTTGACTGTTCGGGTGACATAGCTGTGTCACCCTTTCTGTCGCAGATGTCACCCTTTATGCTCTGGATGTCACCCTTTTCGTCGCAAATGTCACCCTTTTGAAAGGGCGTCAAAATGTCACCCTTTTCGCTAGATGACAAAATGTCACCCTTTTCGGTAAGCGAGATATCCTCGCCGGCCAGCCACTCGGGGCTGATGCAATACTCGTTGGTGATGCCGCGGCCGCCTCGGGTCTCGGACATCAAGATCAACCAGCCGGCGCGCACCAGGCGATCCAGTTGGCGCTGAACGGTGCGGCCAGACTGACGGGTTTTCTGTGCCAGGCTCTGAACGGAAGGGTAGATGTGCGATCCGTCATCGTGGGCGTGGTCGGCCAGCTTCAAGGCCAACACCATCAAGCCGCCACCCTCGGGGAAGCGGTCAAACACCGCATTCATCACTTTGACGCTCATGGCTTGCTCCCCGCAATAGAGGTCAGCACGCGGTCAAACTCCTGCTCCCATCCTCCCATCTGGCCTTTCAGAATCCACATCTGCTGACGCGCGCGGATGATCTGCTCGTGGTCATTTTCGTCGATCACGCTGTCGGCCATTATGTTGCCCAGCGCCGCGATCATGTCGGTGGTGGTGCGCATCGTGGTGACAAAGCTGGCGAGGTCGGCACGGTTGACCTCGGGGACCGCGGTGATGTGGTGGCGCCCAAGTAGCTCGGACAGGCAGCCGGCCCTGTACATGCCCTGCAGGGTTTCGATCCAGGCGTCCAGGATCTCCAGCGGCAGCTTGATAACGCCCTTCACCCATCGCTCTACGGCCAAGGCGTTTTTCTTGCAGATGGCGTAGTACTCGTCCGCAGTGGCATCGCGGGGAACCTCGTCAAGCGGGCAGATGCGGCGGCCTTCTGGTGTTATCCGAATGTAGCTTGCGGTTAGCTCTTCGGAAAACTTGGTCAAGGGCTGCTTGGTTTCCTCCATCTGCCGTTTGGCCCAGCTGATGAGGACGTCCGTCGGGGACTGGAAGTGTGTATATGTCATCGTGGTATGCCTTGTGTGCGATGTCATAATTGAGATGTCGCAGCATGCTGCTTGATCAGCTTCCTGAGCTTGTCCAGGTTCTGAAGGACAACATCGCTGGGAATGCCGCGGCGGTGCCAGTTGTTCACGCGCTGTGGAACGCCTCTATCGGCAGGATCGAGTCCGATCAGCTTGGCAAATGCGGAATCACCGCCGGCAGCCTTGATGATCTTTGAGCTTGTAATGGGGTCCATACGGGCCTCTCGTCGTCACTTACCGGTATTACACACCATGTTTACTAATTGTGCAACATTATGTGAAACAACACCTTGTTTACTTGCGGTAAGCTGCGGCGATATGGAAAGCGTTTATGATCGGCTGCTTAATGCGGCCCAAGAATTGCGACCGAATGATGTCACCGGGGCTAGAAGCCTCGCGGACTTCCTTGGCGAGTCGCCGCAAACAATAAGCAACTGGAAGACGCGTGGCGTGCCGCGCGCAAAAATCACGACGCTGGCGGCCAGGGTTCACGTGACGTCAGAGTGGCTTGAGACTGGTCACGGCCTCAAGCGGCCGGCAACGGAGATAGACAGTGATGGGAAACTGATAAGCGGGGATGTTACGCCGCTAGAACTGATCGAAGAGGCGGCAAAACGCAGCGGTATGTCTGTTGCGGAGATGCTTGCGGACTACATCATCCATCAAAAGAAAAAGGGCGGTTGAGCCGCCCATTTTTCACCGGTTGTTCTTCAGCGCTATCCTCAGCGCTTCGACATTTCCAGTCTCAGTATATTTTATTGATTGGTCTGAAAAGACCGCATATGAGGCTATTCCTGTCATTGTTCCATGCCCTTGCGAGCAGCTTTTTGCGAACATGGGGCATGCCTGTGCGTGAGCGCATTGGTGCGGTTCTTCTTGGGTGTTGCTCATTTCTAAACTCCGTCTCGTCGAGCTAAGGGCCTATCTGTCATTCGTCAGTCATACTGATCTTTTATGCAAATATTGTCCCATCTGACGCCGTTCAGAGTCACTGTGTAAAATTCTAGTTAACAGAAATATTCTGTACTGATGGCGAGTTTAGTAAAACTTAACAAGCTATGAGTTTTCCCCTGCTCCCAATTTGAACATCAGCTGTTCCATCCTGGTACATCCGTACTCGGCTTTCAGCTGGTCAAGGCTGTATCGCAGCCCATTCAAAGACATGTTTAATTGTAATGCTGCCTGCCTCTGTGTTAAGCCCTCATTAAGTATCAGGTTTATTATCAATCTCTGATTGACTGTCATTTTTGCTAGTAATCTGTTTGAAGCAAAAACTCTATATGCGACGTCTGCGAAATCAGGCATCAGGATTTCAAGCAGCTCGCGCGCCGGGCGCTTGGTCTCCACATCCTCGCCGATCAGGGACAGAATCAGCCGACAGTCTGGCCATGCAGCTTTGTAGGACAGGCCATGAGTCATGCCACTTGCGACCACGCCACGGTGGAAGCGCTCTTCCAACTGCGTCTTGGGCTTCATGCCCAGCAGCAGGGGCGACCATGGGAAAACAACACCAGCAGGCCCAAGGGCGACGGGATCTACGGTGTCGAAACGCGCGGCCGCGTATTGCTCCAGCCAGGCAGCCGGCCAGCCCAGATTGATGTGCATGCCCTCGTCGAAGCCATCGTCCCCGAAGAACGCGACGAGGATCAGCGACGCGCCGCCGGTAGTCACCCGCACGAGGGACAGGGCGGCGGCTAGATCGTCCTTGGTTTTGACTCGGATCAGCAGCCGGCGTAGCACCGCAGTGTCGTGGACAGCGGCGCCGGCACGGTTGCGGAACAGCTCGATGGCCTCGGGGAGATTCGACAGGGTTATCTGCATTTAAAATGGCCTCCTCATTGTTCAAGGTAGGTTATTCGATGGAGCAAAAAAACCCTGTCTCGTGACGTTGTTGCATGACAAATAAAAAGCCCGCTTGCGCGGGCTGCCTGGCCGGGTGGGTTCTATTTGGGGAGATTTTGCCCTGCCTGTTCCTAAGTGTAGAGGACGGGCCCCTCGGATCAAGGGTGTTTTGCGATGAAGTAAACAGCTGCCACCAGAGCCGACCCAAAACCGCAGATGAATGTCACCAGCTTCCAAGTCTGGGCGTTGATCTCCTTGTGCAGATCGACTTTCAAAAGTTGCAAATCTTCCTTGGTGACCATGGTGCGCTCGATAACCGTAAGACGCGTCTCAACCCCCGTGAGGCGGTCACGGGTGGTTTCTGCGATGGTTTCGAGCTTCGATACGCGGGCTTCCATATCTCCATTATGAGGCGGTCCGCCGCTTTCTTCAACGTAACCGCCCTGGTGCCACTTGCGGCGCACGCGCTCCGCCCTTATACGTTCACCTCGTCCATTCATTGACCCATTTTCGGGCACAGGTGCGACGTGATGGCAGCTTGCTGTGACGTGGTTGCAGAGCTGCAAGCAATAAAAAACCCGCCGGAGCCGGCCTTTGCGGCTAAATGTTTACCACCTCGCGGCGTGTAATGAACACCCAAGAAAAAGCCCGCTTACGCGGGCCCTTGATCAAGAACTTGCAAATTCAACTATTTTTTCTTTATCAACGTAGTTAACAACCGAAACGCCAAGGTTTAATAATTCTTTTTCAATATTCTTCGCCGCATCAACTCGCCTAACAAATGATGGGTCTGGCATTTTTACAGTGAACAATACTTGATCCGGCAGAAACCCAAGCTTATATAACCTACTTATCTTTGCAATCCACCCATCACCGTGGGTATAAATTTTATTTGGTTCATCCTGCCCAAGATAAAGCGGTTTTATTAGTTTTGAAAAGCCAACATCAAGGCTCTTCTGAACTAGCGGAAAAGAAACAGAATAATCTTGGCTTCCTATTCTTTCTTCCCGGAAAGGCAATTCAAGATCAAGCGAGTTAACTATCGATGCAACTCTCCTGGCTAGCTGTATTTCTTGATATTCTTTTGTTACAAAATTGCGACCAACATAGTAATCAAATAATTGATTTAACGTTACCTCAGGAGAGTCCGTAACTAAAACTCTCGCCCCTCCAAACCTGACGATAGCTTCTCGCGGCCTAACCAAATGTTCAAACTCAGCCCTCAGTTCATCAGGGGAAATGGTGACCGCACCTAATGTAAGCTTGATTCTGGCTAATTCGGCATAAAAATTGGCAATAGCGTTTTTGTAAACACACCCATCGAGTTCTTCAAAAAAACCAGTTATTCTTGCATACTTCCGTTTTTCAATTCGAAAGTCAAAATATCCTGTCTTGGGACATACAAGCACTACCCCAATGTTTGCAAACTCACCAGTTTCAGAGTACGGCATGAACTGAATAATGGCATACCTGCAGGCCAGTTTATTCATATCGCCTCCCAAAATTCTTGCAATCTAAAACGCTCCAACTTCGAACGAGCCTGATTAATGTCAAAGTCGACAAGGATATCACGTTCGTCATTTTCATACTGCCAATGCGATGGAATGTAATCACAAGCCACATCCCACTGTTGTAAGGCGCGC